ATCAAAAGGTGGAAACACCCTAATTCAAATTTAGAGGCTATACTATACAAAGCTGGCTGGGTAAAACATCCTAGTACAATATGGTTGTTTGAGTCTGCTTATAATTACATGTGGTTATTCAAACATATGATGGCTTTGAATGAAGAATATAAGAAAAGATATAATCATACAAAGAATCATGTTACGATTGATAAACTAGGTGATATACTTAAGCACCCACCAAAGAACGCTAAATACAATAAGATTGCTACAGACCCTAAACCTGCCATGCCTGAACATTGTAAGGTACCAGGTGATAGTGTTGCTAGTTATCGTAAATATTATATAATAGAAAAAAGAAGATTTGCTACCTGGAAGGCACCTGCTAAAATGCCAGAATGGTACAAACAAGGAGTAGATAATGACAATAGAGTTTAAACCATTGAATGATAATGTTCTTATAGATTATGAAGAACAAAACGAAGATAAAACAAAAGGTGGTATTATTTTAACTACCAATGAAAGACCACAACAAGGTAAAGTTGTTGCTGTAGGTCTTGGTAAAAAAAGTACAATCACAGGTGAAAGAATACCTATGATAGTAAAAGTTGGTGATGAAGTTAAGTTTGCCGCTTTTGCTGGTAAAGATGTAAAAGTAGAAGGCAAAGAATACTTTTTAATGCCTGAAACTGATATACAAGGTATAATAGAGAAGTAAAATGGCTTTCAAGTGGGATGGTAAAACTAGAGTAAGTAACGATACGTATAGAGAAAACTTTGATCGTATATTTAAAACTAATCCTATAGCCAAAGAAGTTAGAACGCCAAAGTATAAACAAAAGGTAGTTAAACCTAAAAAAGGTAAAGGTAGTTTTACTAGAAAGAAATAATTATGGATTATGAGGAGAGTGAAAAGATGTCATTAGAGGAATCTAAAAGGCAGACCAAAGAACGAAGAAGTGAAGGACTAAATATGATACGACCATTTACATTTGACGAGAAAAAAATGTTATGGGATGGACTAAGAGAGGATAAACATGGCGATAAGTGAATATAGTAGCCACGATTGGCGTAAACATACAGATGACGCTGTAATTGTAGATGGCGAACACGTTTTAAAAGTAAATGAAAGTAAAGTTTTATTTAAAAACCCTAAAACTCTTAAAGAAGAAGAAATAGATGTGTCTAGGCTAATAAGAGTTTTTGTTAACAATGTAGTAGGACACAGAAAGAGCATAAAATGATAAAAGAAGCATTAATAAAAAAACTAGAAGGCGATATAGAAGTTGCTAAGGCAGATTTAAGAACTTTTTTAGCGTCACCAATTGGTGTTGCTGAACATATAGACTATGTGGTAACAGCAGAAAAGAAATTAGAATCACTAGCACATGCTGAAGATAAATTAGGATCATTATTAAAGTTATAATGCCAATCTATACTTTTTATAACAAAAAAACCAAAAAAGAGTTTGACGAAATGATGTCAATATCTGAAATGGAAGAGTATAAAGAGAAGAATCCACACATATCACAGGTAATCACAGGCCTAAATATTGTAAGTGGTGTAGGTAGTATAAAACAAGATGGTGGATGGAAAGAGAACTTAAGCAGAATTGCTGAGGCACACCCTAAGAGTGCTTTAGCAGACAGATACAGTAGAAAAACAATTAAACAATCTAAGACAGAGCAAGTATTAGCTAAACATAGGAAAAGGAAGAAATAATGGCAGACGATATACCAGATTTTATGAGAGGTTTTGACCTTGATGATGATTGGGGTATGACGCCAGTATCATCAACACCTGAAGAAAAACCAAGTGTTGACCCTAAAATAGTTGAAGACAGTAAATTAGAAATCTCAAAAGTAAAAACAGATGTTAAAGACATAAAAAGCATGATGAATGAGATAATGCAAATTGTTGCTGATAAAGAAACAGTAACAAAAGAAGTAACAGACGAAACGGTAAAGGCAAGATTTAAAGATATAGAAAAGATTGTATTACCATTTTTATACAATTTAAGCAAAAGTGATGAACCATACATACATTGGCCTAACAGAGGACCAATTATAAAAGGACAGATAGAGAAAATATTAAAACTAACAAGGGGATAATATGGACTTAAAACAACAACACAAAGAAATGAAAAGAGAAGTTGAAATATTAGAGCAGAAACGTAGATCAGACAGAGGTAGCGTTTCGTGGCAGATGATTAAGGATGCTAAAAAGCTTAAATTAAAAGCAAAGGAAAAATTAAATGAAATTAAGCAATAACTTTAGTTTAAAAGAGATGACAGCCTCACAAACAGCTGTTCGTAAGGGTATTAGTAATAACCCTAGTGAAGATCACATGAATAACTTAAAAGAGTTATGTGAAAACGTATTACAAAAAGTAAGAGACCATTTTGGTAAAGTAGTTACCATTTCAAGTGGGTATCGTAGTCCTGAGTTGTGTGAAGCAATCGGCTCAAGCAAAAATTCACAGCACGCCAAAGGCCAGGCGGCCGATTTCGAGGTGTTTGGATTGAGCAACGCTGAGTTGGTAAAATGGATCAGTGAGAACTGTGATTTTGACCAAATGATCTTGGAGTTTCACAATTTAGATGAACCTAATTCCGGATGGGTACATTGTTCGTATCGTAATGATGGCGAAAACCGTAAACAAATTTTACGTGCTTATAAGAATGAGAGTAATAAGACTTGTTATGAGTCTTATGTTCCTAGCTGAAAAGAAGATAGGGAAGTTTTAAGAAACGACCCCGAGAAGATAAAAGACCACATGACATTGTACAGGTCTACCTAGGCTTGACTTTTATGTTAAATGATGATATATTGGAGATATTATGACTAAAAAATTTAATTTTGTTGATTTAGATAAATCAAAACTTCCTAAAACCAAAGGTAAACGAATTGATGGTTTTAGATTCTATGACATAGAGGGTAAGAACTATCCATCTGTTACAACTGTACTTGGTATTCTTAAAAAAGAAGGCCTACAAAAATGGCGTGACAGTATAGGTGAAAAGGTTGCTCAGTGGGAAATGGGTAGAGCCTCACGTAGAGGTAAGGCTACTCATACTTTAGTAGAACAATATATTAAAAACGAAACACCATCCATACGTGATGTGTTACCACTAGGTTTATTCAAACTGTTAAAACCATACATAGATCAGATTGACAACATACATTTGCTAGAGGCAATCATGTTTAGTCATAAACTTACAATTGCTGGTCAAGTAGATTGTGTGGCAGAGTACAATGGTAAGTTATCAGTGATAGATTTTAAAACGGCCAACAAGGAGCGACAAGAAAGCTGGATTGAGAATTACTTCCTACAATGTACTGCTTATGCTGTAATGTATGAAGAAATATTTGATACCCCTATTGAACAAATAGTTATTATGTTGGCTAGTGAAGACGGCACATCACAAATCTTTGTTAAAGAACGTAAAGATTATGAGAAAGACCTTGTAAAGGCGATTGATGGTTTTTATAAATATTATCAGGAACTAAACAAAGATAAGATCAAGCAAGATTAACGCCCATATCTTATTACAAGATATGAAAAAACTATTAATCTTAATCTGTCTATTGTGGGCTACAATCAGTTACGCTGAAACAACTAGCAAATATAATCTATACATGATGCAATATCCTATGATGTGTGGTTCACCAGATGATGTTGACAGATATATTAAAGACAATAAATTTACTGCTATCAGTATAAGTTTTGGTAAAGAGAATGCCAAAGAAGATGGTTATGTAGTGTTTGCTATAACTTATTATATCAATGATAATCACCAAACATTGGCAGTGGCAGAAACACCAAACGACCCATATAAGTGTATGATATTTCACACATTTGATATGCAAATGAACACAAATCTTTTAGGGACAAACACTTAAAACATTGACAATTTAGGCCAATTATGTTATATTGGTAATGTTATGTAACAAGTGGTGGCGAAATCTAGCGGTAGTACCCACCACACATTATAGAAAGTGAAAATGAATAGTAAAGAATTTAGTTTAAAAATTGAGAACATGGTAAAAGAGAAGAAGTGTACATACATGGAGGCTGTTTTATTATATTGTGAAGAATTAGAGATTGATCCTGCTACGGCAAAACCATTAATATCAAAATCATTAAAAGAAAAAATTAAATTAGAAGCAACTAATTTAAGAATGTTAAAATATCCTAAGTGTGGTCAATTGCCTATATAATTATGTATGGAGGATATGATGTATTTAAAGTTTATTTGGGTGTTAAACTACACTTCACAACCAAAACATACGATTATGTCAAATATGAGGGAAAGGTCAACTGTAAACTAGAAACATTTACGAAACGAAACGATAGATATTTCTTTCACAAGTTGAGTAAACAATATGGACAAACTGATATACTTGATTTCTTTGTTGCTAACTTTGCTTCAGATAGCAAGGGATGGATTGGTAATTTGTTACAAAGAGATGGTAAAGATGTTTACTTGGATTATAAAAAACGGAAAGACGCCTTTAGTTACCACTTTAGGGACGATTGTGTACGTATTGTTGATGACTTCAATGCTAACAATATTCGTTTTGATGATGGTTTCATATGCCATAATGGACAACATCCTAGACTTTTACGCCTACATTTACAAAAGAAAGCGTCTAAGCAAACCCTCATTGTGCTTGACCAAATCTTATCGTTTAGCAAAAATTGGAGTAAAGAGATTGCCGAGAAAGTTGTATGGCCTAAAATCTCATATACGATTACCAAACTAAAACCATTTGTTACTTTTAATGAAACAGAATGTAAAATGATTATGAAAGATGTATTTGTAAAATGAAAAGAGTTTTTTGTATAGGTAATGGTGAGAGTAGAAAAAGTTTAGATTTAATTCAACTAAAATCACATGGTCTAATATATGGTTGTAATGCCTTATACAGAGATTTTACACCAGATGTATTGACGGCAGTTGATATGGGTATCTCACACGAAATATATCATAGTGGTTATGCTCATAACAATCAATGTTATTTTAGAAACTGGTCAAAAGTACCTGCTGAACTGTATGATAATATGGTCAAAGCTGGTGCCTCAAATGATGACTATGAACTGGCAAAACAAGAAGATGTATTTTTAACAAACGAAAAAACACCAGAAACAAATCAGTTTGTAATGCATGGTTCAACTGTTTCAGGTGCCGTAACAATATTAAAAAGAGATAAGTCAAAACAAAGAAAACATATACAACAAAAGGCAATCAAAATATCTTGGTGTAAAGATAACGATAAGTCTAATTGTATAAATGATATACTACATGAAACAAAAGACCAAGGTTGGGCATGTGGTCCGACTTCAGCTTATATTGCCTGTACAAGAGAAGAACCTGAAGAAGTATATTTGATAGGCCACGATTTGAATAGCCATACTAATCTAGTAAACAATATGTACAAAGGCACACCTCATTATGTAACAGATAAGAGTTTACCAACACCTAGTGTAAATTGGGTGGTACAATGGAAACAGGTGTTTTGGGATTATAATGGTAAAAATAAAAACCATAGAGTAAAATTTATAAAAGTAAATCCAGACCTAAGAAATACAGACCCCGTAAACGCTCCACCATTAGAATGGGACGGTACGGTGACTAATCTGGAGTATATGAATATGAAAGACTTCCGAGAGAAGTTTAAGATCAAATGAGCATTGACTTTTTAGTTGACTTGTGTTATATTAGGTGTTATGTTTGATGAATTTATATACAAAGCATTAGATAAGATTGTGGAGTGGTGTGAACGATACAAAAAATATAGATTGACTAGGTCTTTACCAAAAGAATGCTGGGACGAAAAAGCAAATAAGGCTGGCATAAAAAAGTGGGTAAGGCAACAAGAAAGTCTTATAAATAAAAATGATACCGTTAATACAGGTAACACAAATACAACGAATACAAAGTAATAAGGAGAAAATATGGACTTTGAAACATTAAAAAGCTCGTCAAGTAACTTTGACAAACTTACAAAAGCACTTGAGCAAAATCTTGCTCCAGAAGATCAATCAAATAAAAACAAATACCAAGACGACAGATTTTGGAAACCAGAGTTAGACAAAACTGGTAACGGCTATGCTGTTATTAGATTTCTACCTGCTGTTGAGGGTGAAGACTTACCTTGGCAGAGAGTGTGGTCACATGCCTTCCAAGACAAAGGTGGTTGGTACATTGAGAACTCTCTAACAACACTAGGTCAAAAAGATCCTGTGTCAGAGGAGAACACTAGACTTTGGAATACAGGTTTAGATAGTGATAAAGAGATTGCTAGAAAGAGAAAAAGAAAATTATCTTACTACTCAAATATCCTTGTCGTATCAGACCCTAAACATCCAGAGAATGAGGGTAAAGTATTCTTATTCAAGTTTGGTAAAAAAATATTTGATAAGATCACTGAAGCGATGCAACCTGCTTTTGATGATGAACAACCAATCAACCCATTTGATTTTTGGAAAGGTGCTAACTTTAAACTAAAAATCAGAAAGGTAGATGGTTATTGGAACTATGATAAATCTGAGTTTGAGGGTGTGTCAACACTTGCTGAGCAAGATGACAAGATCAAAGAAGTTTGGTCAAAACAACACGCTCTAAAACCTTTCCTTGACCTTAGTAATTTTAAGACCTATGATGAACTCAAAGAGAAACTGAATAGGGTAATTACAGGTGATAGAAACGCTAGCACTGTAGAAAATGCAAACCTCCCGCCAAAATCTACAACGCCAGTGAAAAGCGAACCAGTTGCCTCTTCAGCGGCTAGTGACGAAGACGATACATTGTCTTACTTTAGTAAATTAGCTGAGGAAGAGTAATCTATCTCTCTCTAAACTGAGGCTTTAAGGGGTAGCGAGAAATCGCTACCTCTTTTTTAATTTTAGGCGTATAAATATGGTTATGGCAAGTATTCTGGATCCGTTAGTAGATAAACAAGGTGGTGTAAAAAAGTCAGCAAATTGGTATAGAACGAATGTTCAATCATTAGCTGATAAATTTACAGCCAGAAAGTTGATGAATCAAGGTAAGTTAATTGGTAGACCAAGTGTCGGAAGATTAAATATGTTCTTCTATGACCCTAAATTTAAGAAGACATTACCTTACTATGATGCATTTCCGCTAGTCTTACCATTAGAACCAATTAAAGGTGGTTTTATGGGTATGAACTTTCACTACTTGCCGTATTTGTTAAGATTTAGATTGTTAGAAAGAATGCAAAAGTTTTCTGATGGTGGTTTTAGTGCTAAGACTAAAATTGAGGCTACATATGATGGTATCAAAAATATAGCAATAGCAAAACCAACTATTAAAAAATATTTGTATGAAAAAGTAAGATCAAGGTTTTTAAGAATAGACTTTGACGAGGCTGCCATGGCAGTATATCTTCCTGTACAACAATTTAAGAAAGCAGGTACAACTAGAGTATGGGCAGACAGTAGGAGAATGATCTAATGGCAATTTTAAGAGGTGGTAAACGATTTGGTGGTTTTGATGTACGTATCGGTGTACCTAGAGATAGGTCACTAGATAATGTACAAGGCGATACTAGATTAAAACAAAGAGCAGGTGGTAATCCAGATTCTACAATGGGTAGAATACTTGCTTTTGTAAATGAGGGAGAGGGTTTTGCTAGAAAGGCAAGATACTATGTTGAATTTAATTTACCAAACGGTGTTGGTGACGCCTTACAAGGCAGTGCTGACAATGAAGTTGTTTACTCACAAGATATAACAGATGAGAATAGAGGTTTTGCTCTTACACAAGATTTAAGATCGGCACATTTAGCTAATGGTAGACGAGTACAAGCATTTTGTTCAGCAATACAAATGCCAGACAGAGAAGTAAGTATGAAAGAAGTTAGACACAATGGTCCTGCTAGAAAAGTGGCATATGATTTTAAATCAGCAGATATAACAGCAACATTTTATGCTGACAAGTTTATGAGAGAAAGAAGTTACTTTGAGTTATGGCAAAAGGCCGCTTTAAGTACAACTACTTTCAATTACAATTATTATGATAACTATGTTTCACCAATCAATATATTACAGTTAGGTAATTACGCTAGTCAAAACGAAAGAGATGATGTAACTTACGCTGTAAAATTATTTGATTGTTACCCTAAATCAATTAGTCCTGTACAGTATTCACATGATTCAAATACAGTACAAACGTTTGATGTAACATTTACATTTAGATATTGGGTAAACTATTTTATAGATGAGGCAGATAATGTATCATTATTAGGACAAAAAGAATTTAATGTACCAACAGTTAAGTACGGTGGATTATTTGGTGGGTTGTTTAGTAAACTACCACCTGAATTAAGACGTGCTGGCCGTGATGTATTAAATGATATTAGAAGACGAGTACCAATTGGCCCTATAACAGGTGGAAGAGTGTTCCCACCATTTAAAGTGCCACCACTGAAAATATAATAAGGAGATATAATGGCGTTACCAAAGGTAAATACACCGACATATGAATTGACTTTACCATCACAAGATACAAAAGTCAAATATAGACCATTTTTAGTAAAAGAAGAAAAGATTTTACTAATGGCTATGGAATCTCAAAAAGAAGATGAGATATACGAGGCTACAAGACAAATAGTTGACACTTGTACATTTAACACACTTAAAGTAGAAGAACTACCTACATTTGATTTAGAGTATATATTTTTAAATATAAGAGCTAAGTCTGTGGGTGAGATTTCTAAATTTAAAGTATTGTGTCCAGATGACAAGAAAACATATGCTAATGTTGAAGTTGACCTAACTAAAATCAACGTTGAAGTTGATGATGAACATACAAACAAAATTATTGTTGATGAAGAAAGAAATCTTGGAGTTGTACTAAAATATCCAACGCTGAGTGTACTAAAGTCTGGCAAAACAAGTATGGACAATGCTACGATAGACGAAATATTTGAGGTTCTATCTAAATGTGTTGATCACATATTTGAGGGTGACAAGGTATATCCAGGTAAAGAGAGTACACAAGACGAGATAAAGGAGTTTTTTGAAAACTTATCACAAGATTCCTTTTTGAACATCAAAAAGTTTTTTGATACTATGCCTAGATTAAGACATGAAATGAAAGTAATTAATCCAACAACGAAAGTAGAAAATACTATTGTTTTATCAGGACTATCAGATTTTTTCGAATCAGCCTCTCCCATAACAGCCTAGAGGCCTATTTTGAAACTAATTTTGCACTGATACAACATCATAAATATTCGTTGAGAGAGATTGAAAACTTAATGCCATGGGAACGTGACGTATATGTGTCATTGTTGTCTAATTGGATAAAAGAAGAAAACGAGAGAAGAAATAGAGAGGCAATAAGCAAATGAGTGAAATAGAAGACAAAATTGTTGTACCTGCTGATAAGAGGGAAATTACTAAAAAAGTAAAAGTTGATTTAGAAGTAGATACATCCGTTAAAGACATGGGTCCTAACCCATATGCTAAATTAATACACATGGCGAGAGCTGTTGACGCTTGGAGAATATTTCCAAGATTGTTCTTAACAGTTTACATAGTGTTATTATACAAATGTGTAATATGGTATATGAACTTAGGTGCTCCAACAATGGAACAAAGTGGGTTAATCAGTATCGTAGTTGGTGCTGGCGCTGCCTGGTTTGGTCTATACACAGGAACAAGTAAAAGTAAAAAATAATGGCAATAGAAACTTCAGATTTTAGAGAGTTAGCAAAGATCATCACTAGCGAAACCATGAAGACTGTTGGTGCTGGTAAAAAAACAATCATAGCACCTACTGTACAAAGGCAAATGACTAGTAAAATAGTTGAACAGGCAGAGAGTGGTAGTGAAAAAAGATTTTTGAATGCTTTTAAAAGTGCTGAGAAGATTATTGAAAAGTTAGGCATAAATGTAAAAGAATTTAACACTGGTTTAGGTAAGAGAATAGAAGAATTAAAATCTCAAAGAGATACTTCAGAAATAGAGGTAGAGAAGTTAAGATCAGACAATATCGCTGCTGAAACCAGAGTGATTGAAAAAGAGGGTAAACAGGTAATAGCAACATCTATTCTTACAAAAAAAGAAATAAGAGATAGACAGCGTGAGATAATCATGGCTGAAAAAATATTGGTAAGAGAAGAAAAAGAGGCACAAAAACGTAAAGCAGAATTACTAAAAAAAGAAACACTAACATTTGACGACAATCAAAGAATATTAGCTGATGAAGAAAATTTAGTTAAAATAAAACAAGACATACAAGAGAAACAAGATTCATTAGGCACAGGTGTAGATACAGGTGGTCAACGAGATAGAAGTCCATCATCTTCTTTCTTACAAGAATTAATGATGCCCTTTACTGCTGTTGGTGACGCTCTGTTGTCAGTAAGAGATATTGCTTATGGTGTAACAGATGTGTTTACTTTCTTCACAAAAGGTGGTCTTACTAAATCGTTGAAGAAGTTTGCTAGTGGTGTAAAAGCAGTAGCACGTTTCTTTGGTTCTGCTAAAGTATTAATTGGTATTGCTATCGCTGGTGTATTATTATTGATGTACAAATTTAGAGATAAGATTGGTGATGTAGCGGCTGCCATAATGAAAATACCAGGTAAAATATTTGACTTCTTTAAATCTGTATTTACTATGATTAAAGATTTCTTTATTGATATGATTAATGGTGTTATAAGATTAATTAATAAAGTTTTAGGTAAATTTGGTGTTGATATAGATTTGTTAAAAACAAGTAAAGACAAAGAAGAAGACCAAAAAGAAGTAGAATTAAAGGCAAAAGAAAATAGAGAGGCGACTGCCCTTATGAAAGAGGGTGATGTCACACAAGAAGAAAAAGATAAGTTAAAAGAATTAGAGTCACCTGTAAATCAAAAGATAATACCTGATACTAGTATATCACTTGATGATATACAAGCAGGTAAAAAGATTGAGTTTGCTAGTATGAATGCTGAAGATAGAACAAAAGCATTGGCAGGTTCTCAGGAGATAACTTCAAGTGGTACAGCAAATGTACAAATTAATAACAACACATCACAAAGTAATACATCTAATTCAGGTTCTAGTATGAGTACAGTTTATACTGATAATAAAAACACTGACCCTACATTAATTAATTTAAATGGTACGGCGATTGCCTAGTAAATACCTAATTCTTTTTCAGTAAAGATTTTAAACTCTAAACCATTATCATTACAATACACATCAGCGGCTTGCCATTTAGCCACATTTTTGATATACTCTAAACTCTCTCTCATAAATGCTTTTGACTTCTTTGTCTTAGGTCTAGGTTTTTTAGTTTGAGCAGATGGTTTTATCTCTATCATATAACGCTTGCCTTTGGCAGTCTTTATGATAAAGTCAGGATAGTAACGGTGTTTCTTTCTATCAATAGGATTGATATATGGTATCGCCAATTCTTCACTTGCCCAATAGACTATATCCTCTGTCCTGTCACAATATACCATAAACTTACGCTCCCAATTAGAACGATATACAATTCTAGTAGGGTCGCCAGCATATTTCTTAGGGTTGGTGGGTCTGTAAATACCTTTGTATGATTGTCTTTTTTTCATTATAAATATTACTAATATATAGGTATTTAGATGGCATTTACAAGCAAGGTTAAGAACATATTAAAACAACAGATTGGCAACATGGTGAGCTCCAGTATAGGTAGTTTCGCCAATAACATATTAGCTAATAGTGGTCAAAAGAAAAAGTTGGCTGCTAGGTTATTAAACAAATCACCATTAGAAATAGATAATATAGATCCAACGGCACACATGAAAGAGAATCCGTATCAGTATGGTACGGTGTATTATCCACAAGAAACATCTAATTTAGGTGAGGGTCATTATATTATCTTTGATGTAATAATGCACAAGTCATCAAAATTTAAACCAGATAAACAGGCAAATGTTAGAGTAATACCACAGGCAGACTTTGGTGGTTCTTATGTAGGTGAAACTACATCATATCAAAAATCTGTATCTAAAATTAAAAATCAAAATTCATTTGCTAACCCTCAAGCGACAAGACTACAAGGTGTTAAATCAGGTTTGAATGAGAGAACACCAACACATACATTTTTGTCAGACAGTATAATATTATATACACCAGGCGCTGCCTTAAAGTTTGCTTATGGTGCCAACTATGATGGTATAGAAACAGGACTTGCTGGTCTATTAGGACAAGAACTAGGTAAAATAAAAGATTTTTCAAGTGCTATGGCGGCAATCAAAGGTGGTGGTGCTGACGCTCTTAAAATGTTAGCAAGATCAGGTATATTTGGTGCTGTTGGTTTGATACCGGGTATGGAGAATACTCAGGCAGCATATGATAAGGCAAAAGGTCAGGCAGTAAACCCACAACAAGAGATGGTGTTTAGTAAAGTAAACTTTAGAGAGTTTGAGTTTCCGTTTGAGTTTGCTCCTAAGAATGCTCAGGAGAAAGACCAAATGCACAAGATAATAAATCTATTTAAGTTTCATATGCATCCTGAATATCAAGGTGACACAAAAGGTTTCTTTAATGTACCTAGTGAGTTTCAAATAACATACATGTACAGAGAAAACATTAACACATATATACCAAGAATTAGTCGTTGTGTGTTGGCAAACATGAACATAGACTATGCTCCTGAGGGAGTATTTACCACATTTAAGGCAGACAACCAAGGCGCTGCTCCTGTGTTGGCAACAGTGAACTTAACGTTTAAAGAAACGGAAGTAATGACTAAAGAAAGAATTGCTGAAGGATTTTAATGGCGTACTTTACTAATTTTCCAAAAGGTTACTATGACATCAAAGGTAATGGTCAAGTAAAACTGGTAACAGACTTGATGAGAAGAATTAAGGTCAGGTCTAAAATCAGAGATGAGGCAAGTCTATATCAAACGTATGATGTACCAAATGGTGAGAGACCAGAAACAACAGCATTTAAACACTTTGGTGATACAGAATTACATTGGGTAATATTAATGACCAATGATATAACAGACGCTTACTATGAATGGCCGTTATCAGAGCAAGACTTTGAAACATATGTTAGAGATAAGTATGCCAATCCTGACGCCGTACATCATTATGAAAAAACACAATCAAGTGGCAGACAAACAGGTAATGGACCTGAAGACTACACACACAAAGTACAAGTTAACTCAGACGCCGTTGGTGCTCAATCAGTTTCTAATTACGAGTATGAACAAAGACTACAAGATGAAAGAAGAACAATTAAGTTGTTACAACCACAATTTCTAGGTTTATTCATTGAAGAATTTGAAAGACTAGTTAGGAAATAGAATGATATGTATAGTGAAATTGATACAGACCAATTAAGACAAGCAGGCGAATACGTCTTATCAGATGTAGAGTTAGTTTCTTTTCAATCAGCAGATGGTAGTAGACCAAAAAGAATTTCAGTAAGATCACTAGTCACAGAGGTAAATGTATATGAAGGACTATATAACAAAAACCTATCTGGTGAAATTGTATTAACAGACGCACAAAACGTAGTAGGTCATTTACCGTTAACAGGTTTTGAACGAATAGAATTTAAGTTGTTTACACCTGGCACAAGTAGAGGTTACGACTTTACAAAAGATACAGGTCACCCTATGTTTATCTACAAGATTGCCGATAGAGTTGGTGCCTCTCCTAGAACTCAGATGTATAAGTTAAACTTTTGTTCAGCAGAGATGATAAAAAACGAACAAGTCAAAGTAGAACGAGCATTTACTGACACATAC